GGTGTTAGTGTACCATCTACATCAAAAATAAATTTATTATGTGTTTTAGTCACAGACTCTTCTCCTAAGATCACTACTACTAAATCTATGATCTCTCTTGTTAAAATGTAATTCTATATCACGTTTGCGGCAAATATCTTTACCTGTAAAGTCTTTGTCGCGATATTCTTCTCCTAATACTCTAATATCAATTGGATACATACTTAGTATGTCTTCCAAGTCAGCTTCTGTACCGTATGGGATTATTTCATCCACATACTCTATTCCTTTTAATTGTGTGTAACGTTCTACTACAGTTTGTATAGGTGCATTTTTTTCAGCTCTATCTAAACTTGGATCAACTTGTAATCCACAAATTAGATAATCGCAATGTTCTTTTGCTTCACGTAACATTATTACATGTCCGGCATGAAGTAAGTCAAATGTTGAACAAGTAAATCCTACTTTCATTTACGTAATTTTTCCTTTTCCAGGCTAAGTTTATCTTTAAGACTCATTAAATAAGCCGCACCTGCTAAAACAAGTATTGCAGTTGCTTCAGCTACAAGTAACCAAGGATCAGCTTCTTTACTATTCAATACTATAAGTCTACATAAAGCGGTGATAGCAATAACTATAGGTAACGTAATAGGTATTCTATTACTTGCATAAAATGCTCCTACCATTCCAACTATTTCAGCATAAATGAACAAAAGGAATAAGTCTGCAAGTTCTATTTTCATTTCTACGACAACCATTTCATAGATATCTAACCCAGCCGCTACCATTGTTAGAGCACCAATTACTGCAAGTAAACCTTTCTCGCTTACTTCAGTAGTCCAATGTAATTTATTGTTTAAATTTTTCTTAATCATTTATACTCCAAAGTCAAATAAACTGTTAAAGGTGTTGTGTTGTTTTGTGTCCTCTAATGGATAGTTAAGCACACCGATCAAGTTGCCTAGTTTGTTATCAATAATTGTTTCAGCCATTGCCGCATCATCAAACGGCAAATCTTTAAACCAGTCTGGTATATGTAGTTCATCTGTCGGATATGCTACACTAGTATAGCCTAGTGGATTTTGTTTTAGTTTGCAAACAATAACTTTCATACCATCAACAATTTCTTGCGAATACTTGTCACCGTTCATACGTTTTAGTGTATTCCAATTGATACTTGCTCTAACATGTCCAGGCATGTTTGCTTTGCCTTGCTTTTCTTCAAGACGTTGATAGTGGCCAATCTTGTTTGCACGTTTGGGCGAACCTTTCTCCCAACCAGGACGTTCACTAAACTCTTTACGGAATACAGTAATACGTTCTAATACATCTTTTTGCGGAGCATCTGTAAGCACCATAAGTAATAGTTCACTTAGAAACTCTTGCATAAACACAGGCGTGTCTGATCTACGCAAGTCTAAGCCCATTGCTTTTACTTTGCCTGGTTTGCCGTCTACATCACTTCTAAAACCTTCAACATCATATACTAATGCCGCATAACGTTTCTTAGTAATATACAAACCTGACTTTGCAACAATCTCTCTACCTGCCGCGATAACATCGGAACGACTCTTCGGACAATGAAATGCATCTAACATAAATTTTTCAAATGTTGAATTAGCCGCTTCACTTACTTGATCATAAAGTGTAATAACATTGTCTTTTGACCAAGGAATTTTACCTGCATCGATATCTTTTTTAAGTATCGGATATGCACTAAAGTAACAAGAGTCAGTATCACCATAAATCATTGCTTCTCCAACATGATCATATGTACCTGTAATCACTTTGTTGACTTCAGCACTCATATGCTTTACAATAGTCCTACCACTTAGTGTAGTTGATTGACCAATACGTTTGTCAAAAAATCTACAACCTGGATTAAGAATAGCACCATACAAACTATTTAGGTTAATCTTTTTAACTAACTGTCTTTTGTCCCAGTATTCTATTTCAATAGCATTACCTGCGTCTTTTGCTTTTTTAAGTTGTGCTTGTAATTCTTTACGTTCACTATACCAACGTTTAAGAATACCAGGAATAACACCTTCAAATTCTGTTGTAAAAATAGTACCATTACTACTAAGCATCCAAGGATTATTACTATCAAAAATTAATTTATAAATTTCTGCTCCACTGAGAACTTCTGTTTGTCCATTTTCAAAGTCAACGGTTAAAGAAACATCACGTCTTTGTTCCATTACTGCATCGTATTCTTCTGTAGCGAATCTTCCTTCCCAACTACCAGCAAATGATTTCTTCTTCAACCCCATGTCTTCTGTTACACGAGCATCTGAAATATCAGGACGTATTTGTCCTACAATAGTTTCTGGAGCCATATTCAATGCACGAATAACACTTGGATACAGACTGTTTAAGTCCATTGACCCAATCCACTTGTGTAGTCCTTTTTTAGGAAATGCAACATAAGCACCTGCGGCTTGTGTATTTTCATCGTCACGTTTTTTACGATTAGGAACTTGTAGTCCTCTGTGATGTGCTTCGTTTACAATCGCTTGTTCTGTAACTGCGACAGCACCCATAGTGGTCTGTAGCAAAACAGTATTTGCATGAGCAAGTTCGTTACTAAGATCAATAAATCTTAGTTTTTTGTCCAGCTTGTCCAGTAGTGCGGTATCTTGTATGTTGTATTCAATGAACTTTCTAAAGTCATTGTTGTACAGTTGATCCAAAGTGCCTTCATAAGGAACTTTATTTTCTCCAACTTCAATTTCGCCAATTGCATCAAGTCTATATGTGTGTCGTTCTTCATATGTGTATTTACGATATAAATTCAAACTATCTAAATGCACTCTGCCTACTAGGTCATAGGTTTCAGCTGTTTTCCCAAACTTTTCAAATTCACGTTTTTTAGGAAGTTGTCCCCACAAACAAAAACGTCTTGTATCGTCTTTGCTGAGCACACGGCTTGTTCTATTTACAATGTAAGGAATATCATATCCTTCACTGTTCCAGCCTGACAAGATATCTGCATCTTCAATTAGTGTTAAGAAAGTGTCAATCATTTCACTTTCTTTTTCAAACAACATTACGTTGTCAATGCCTTCTAGTGTTTTCTTTGCTTGATCCATAGTAAGTGTTTTAGGCGGAACTGCTAAACATACCATAGTTTCCATCCATTGTAAGTATACACTAATACTTGTCATTGGCATAAATGGATCACTTGGATCAGCAAATCCTCTTTCTGGATCAAAGTCAGTCTCAATATCAAAAAATGCAATGTTTAGTTTAGGAGCATCTTGATTAAGATAATTTTCACTTAAACATTGGAATATAGGATTAATATCGCTTTCGAATAATTTCTTAGAATTATTAATAGCAACTTCTTTACGGAATTCTTTTGTGCTTTTGCTAACAATCCTAGTTAACGGATCGCCATAAACACTTTTGTATTTGCCTCTAGGATCTTCATAGTAAAATGTATATTTTACAGGATACTCATGAAACTTTCTTTTGCCGTCTTTGCGTTCAACTGTTTTAATTATATCAGCATCACGATCAAAAATTGCGTCTACATAACTCATAACTTATCCTATAAATAATTTTACTAATGCAATAGCATTCATTAGTGTGAACCAGGAACATAATACAATAACAAATGCGGCTTGCCTAATAACTGCACTAATAACACCTAAAATAGATCCAATAAAATACATTGGAATAAAAATTTTAGTTGCAGGATTTAGTACAGTAAAAGTTAAGATTGCACTTGCAGAAATTAAAAAAAGAGCTTCAGCCATTTCACAATAAAATGCTGTCGGACTTAGGCGATGGCTCTCCTTAAAAAATCGAACAATTCTTTCCAAACTTACTTGTCCTTACCAACAGTAACAACAAGTGTTTCAAGGTCATCAAATGCATCAGCATGTGCTGCCCAATCACCTTTTTGTGCAATTTTAATAGCTTTATTAATTAAAGTTGGCTTAATATTTAACTCTTCAGCTACTGCTTTTACAGTATCTTTGAGTCCTTCGTTTAAATCTTCAATTTCTTGAAGTACTGTTACACCTTCGTTGACGAGGCGTTCTAGCTTTTGTTTTTCTTCTACACCGTAGGTACGGTCGCTCATAGGAGTCTCCTTAGTTAATAATTAAGTTATATTATACTAGATACTTAACAGAAAGTCAAGTGTTTTGTTT